ATAATATCTATATCTATATCTATATCTATATCTATATCTATATCTATATCTATATCTATATCTATATCTATATCTATATATATATATCGGGGCATTTAACTCAATGGTTTAATATCTTCAAACAACTCAGGTACAATCTCTAGCAATTGGTTTAGTAATTGGATGGCCAATTCACGAATTTGCGGATGTGCTGCTTTTGACGTCCTTAGCTTCAAAAAGTGTCTCCATTCACGAACGTTTGCTGTCATGATGACTTCCGTTTTTAGGCAATTCGGTAGCACCGCTCTCGCTTGTTCTGGCATGAATCCAAGTGAAAGTAGCTCAAAGTACGAGTCTTCTGCATTTTTGCATGCAATTTCAAACATCTCCCTGCTAAGGCCGTCCTTAAAAAACTGAGGAAGGATAAATGTTAGCTCACCACTAAATTCTCCCTTTGAATAGTTGCAATACCTGGTGGATTCCTGGGAGTAGCTTGCTATCCTGTGTCTTACGATTTCGTGCGAAACACCTCTGTCACAAATGAACTTGACCGTGAAACTAACGTGTTCTAAAACAGATTCATGTCCTCTTTGGATAATACTTTTCACAAATGCTTTATGCGATTCATCGGTGATTAGTCGTTCGCTTTTATAGCATGTTCTACCCGCTGCTTCTATTTTCTTTAGCATTTCACGCCCATTAAGGTTGTCCATAATGCTAACGCTTGCATTGATTAGTCTCATACTTCAACACTCCTTTGCCATTATCTGACAATCAGATTTGATTGCGCCAAAGCGATGTTTTCAGAAATGATCCTCTTTTTCCACTTTTTGACATTGAATTCAAAAGCTCCTGCGTTTTCAAGAGCATCTTTCACTCTTTTATTGCATATACGTTTTGAAACTCTTTCTTCAAAGTCAGGTCTATCAAGAAATGGCCCTTGCGCCTCTATTTCGAGTGCAGCTTTTTCGCCAATGCCTTTAATAGAACTATACCCTCTCTGAATGCATTTGCCTCCGCCCCATTCAACTGCTTCATAATGCGCTGGCCCATTTATATGAGCCGGAAGGATAACAATCCCTTCTTGTGCAGCACATACTTCATACGCTTTTCTCTTAAGTTCATCATATTCATATCTTAATGTAGTGGCCCAAAATTCAACGGGATGGTGAACTTTATACCACATTAGCTCAAACGAAATAAGACAATATCCGACAGTATGACCCTTATTGAATGAATAGGCAAAGAACTTATCGAACATTTCCTTCGCTGTTTTTTCGTCTACTCCGTGTTTCTTTGCTCCTTTTCGGAACTTTCTCCAGAAGTCTTCATATGACTCCTCATACTTTGCCTTACTAGCTTTGTTGCCCGCAGGATTCATCTTTAAGATCTTATCTGCCTCTGCTCCTTCCAAGCCACCTATGTCTATAGCTATGGACTGGATTTGCTCCTGATATATGATAGTCCCGTAGGTGTTAGAAATGATGTCAGCCCAAGGCAACGTGTTATCTATTAGATCTCTATTAGCCTTATTCTTCGCATACATCAGAGGGATGCCGAGGGACAACGGCGTAGGTCTATTCATTGCACTTGCTGCGCAAACATCATCAAAACAATCAGCTTTAATATTGATCAAGATGTCTTTAGCCGTTTGATGGACAAACTGGAAGATACCATCGGTCTTGCCTTGTCCGAAGGCTTTTAGAACTTTCTTATCTTCTGTGATGGAATCATCAAACCCTCTGTTAAACATCTCTCTCAGGTCACGGATTTGCTCGAGAGTAGCCAAGCCAAGGAAGTCGAACTTTACAACCTTGATTTTGTCCAAGTCAAATAGATCATATGCTGTTGTTCTTTTTCCATCCTTCATTACCTTGATAGGAACATAATCACTAATAGGCTCGCTTGCCAAAACCATACCGGCAGCATGAGTTCCTATATACCTTAGATGACGATACATCTTCACGAAGTGAATCAATATGTCATCATATAATTCATTATATTTATTGCACTTAGGGTCACAGGAAAGCTCTTCTAAGTCTATCTCGCCTTCACTGTCTGTATAAGACTTGATGAGCCTCTTTACGCTTGCCTTTCCTTCGTCATCTACGTTGCACACCTTGCATAAATCATTTAGCAAACTATCCGATTGATAAAGACCATATGAACATACCTGCGCAACGCGATTGCCGTACTTGTCTTTCATGTATTGCATGACTTCGCCTCTTCTAGCTTTATCGAAGTCAATATCAATATCAGGCAATTTTACCTTGTCGATGCGCAGGAATCTTCCAAAGTAAAGTTTATATTTTATGCTATCGACGTCGGTTATTTTAAGAGCATAGTTGACGATTGAGTTGCAACCTGAGCCGCGACCTGGACCAACAGTGATTCCCTGTTCTTTTGCCCAAGCAATGTAGTCTTGCACAATAAGGAAGTAGTCTTCAAAACCGTGAGTCTTTATAACCTCAAGCTCCTGTTTTGCTCTATCCCAATATTGCTTGTTCCACTTACCTCTATCTTTTAACCCTTGTTTTACCTTTTTTGTTAATAGCTCAAAACTATCTTGTGTTTCGTCAAACTTAGGTAGCTTTAGCTTTAGTTTCTCAAAGATTTCGTCTTCAATCGACTCATACAATTCGTCCATGTTAGCAAGGAGTGTTTTTAGTTCGTTCTTGTATTTTGGGTGCATCTTTATGAATCGTTTTGAGATTTCAACTTCTGACGGCATGTATCTGCTACTGTATGTTTTTCTTATGTTTTCAATATCATGCTTTGAGATTTCATGCATCTTGAGGTATGTGGAGAAGTCTTCCTTCCTGCCATAGTGGCTATCGCTGGTTAAGATGCATTTGATGTCCAACTTTTTTGCAAGGTCCATAAGCTTTTCATTTATAGTCTCTTGCAATCCAGGCTCACTAATCTTGTACGGTTGTATTTCAATGTAGAAGTCTTCTTTGAATATTGACTTGAATGCCTTAGCCAGTTTTTCAGCAGATGAGATTTTATTCTTAATAATCAATTGGGACAATGGACCAGCTATACAGGCTGAGGTAACTACGATGCCCTCAGAGTGTCTTTTGAGATTGCCCATAGTTATTATACCATTATAATATTTCGTGTCTTCTGCCTCACTCAGAATCCTACAGATGTTTTGATAGCCTTCAACGTTCTTTGCGAATAGACATAAATGATAGCCTCTTCTTTTCTTCTCAGGATTGAACTTTGGCAAGAAATATCCTTCAACTCCAAGTACTGGCTTTATCCCTTGCTCTTTACAAGCAAAGTAATGTCTAATCAAAGTATTTGCTGTTCCATGATTTGATATGCCGAGAGCTTTATAACCAAGTTCCTTTGCTATCTTTGCCAAATCTTCTGGTTTCCCAAACCCGTCAAAGTTACTAGCTTCATCATGCCTATGCAAATCAAAAAACATTAAACAACCCCCTGCCTGATAGCTTCTTCTCATTCTTTAGGGCTGTTTCGTAGTCACGTTTATACATATGAAGTGAGCCGGCGTTATGCATGTATTCGCCTACATCGATATTTAGCAACATCGCCATTTTGATTTGATTACAAGTGAAGAAGAATATGTCATAAGGAACTCCATTCCAAATGTCATTGCTTCGCATTGTTACGATGGTGTACAGCTTATTGTCACGAATGAAGAATTGCTGAGAAACTGTGCAAGGAACGTCTTTACTTTTGTAAGTGAAAAAGTCAATAGGAGGCTTATAGTGCATAATTGCTTGTCTTGAATTTGGGTCGGCAGTTAACATTTTATAACACATATCAAATTGATCAAAGCCATAGTATTTTTTGATTAAGTAGCCATAGTTTGAGTTAACGTGTTCGCCGTCGTCACTCATTCTATCCCAGCCTTTAGTGTACTTCTGAATTGGTTTTAATTTGTTTGTTGCTGCTTCATACCAAAGGAATTCGCCAATGGCGTACTTGATTGACATATCGCGAATTTTGTTGTGGCTAAGATTGCGTGTTGGATTTTCGATGATAATGTGAGCATTAATGCACTCCCAAACTACATCTCCATCTCTTGACGGTTGCTTTTTATAGCTTTTCTTTACCTCCTCCCATAACTTCAACCATACGTCATCAATAGACTCTGCTCTAAAAATCATATTACTATTCATTTTTATTCCTCCTGCATTAGTTTAATTAGATTGCGCTCAAGAACTCGCGGCCCATACTTTTCTCGGACCATTTCATTTAGTTTATTTATTGTCTCATTGTAGTATTTTTTATAAAACACTATTTTTGTGTACATATTCAAAACATCGTCAGGCGTCTCAACAAGTAAATCACGATCTACATTAATAATATCTTCCCTAAACCCAGGAACCAACGTTGCGTATTCGGGCGACACAAGGGGAATAACACCGCGATAAATACACTCAATATATTTCGCTGTTATCCACCCCGGAGAGATTGGAGCGATGTATGTTACCTTGCTCAAGAGCTGGGAATTGTATATGAACTGCAGTGAGCGCTCGCCTCTAAATCGTTCGTCCAGGTCCTCTCCGCTGTTACGACCATAGATAACAACCCTAGCTTTTGGTATTCGTGCTGTCATCTCCTTTATATTTTTTATCCTATCCCATGTTGGTGTTTGATTTGCAATAACGACCATGCAATCATGCTTATATTCTAAATCCCTTGGCAATGATTCTTGATATACATTTGCTGCCTCAATGTTCAGGTATTTGGTTATAAACTTTTTGCCACCAATTTCGCATTCAAGACCAGCGGCTCCGGCAAACACGCAAATAGGAGGATTTATGATATATTTTGTAAGAGCATTCAGGCAACGAGGATCGGAGCACAATGCATACCATTTAATACCAGAGTTGATTATGTTAAGCAGTTTTTTACTTATGAATTGCTCACTTACACCAAGGAGAACAAATGCATAATCTATCTTTGGAACAAAGTCCGTGATTAGCTTAATGCTACCATTCGCTTTCTGTTGCTCAAGCGATATTAATATATTGTCTTCTACAACAAACACATTACGCAAAATTGAACTTAGCATTCGCAACAAATTATACGATTCATAATTGCCATTCGTGTTGCTCCGAATTGCTTCAGGCAAGTTCCTATCATAAACTATTTGTTGCCCCAACTTACCGAACAATATATTAGTCATTTTTATTCCTCCAAAGTCATTTTTGCTACTCTTCTCCTTAGTTCTGTGCTTGATAAGCCATGATCGCGTCGACAGTAGTGTATCTTGATGTTGTTATCCAAACACCAAGATTTGCCAGTAAAGTCCTTTCCTATATAGTCCGCACCAACAAATCTAATATCTATGGGCAACGACTTCAAAGCCAGGAGTAAATCATCCTCTCCCATCAAAGGAACAACGACATCAACCGCTTTGTGGGCATTCGCTTGAACCCATCTCTCAAAAAGGGATTGCACAGGCTTATTCTTTTCAGGCCGATCAATTGTGGGATCTGCAATAAGACCACAATATAAGTAGTCACAATGTTCTTTCGCTTCATTCAGGTATAAGACATGTCCGGCATGTAACATATCACCGACGACAGACGCAAATCCAACAATCTTACTCATACTTTCTCATCTCCTCAGATAATTCAGCAAGCCTCGGAAGGAGGATAGCATAATCGTCCTTGTTGTTATACCTATACTTTATTAAACGAACCCAGCAAGTGAACTCAAGGACTCTGACAATATCATATAGACCAATGTTACGTAGTAATATGTCCAGTGACTCTAAGAACGCATCATCATCCACATTACTTGCATAATACATCTTGTTATACTTATTGTAAGACATGCGAAGTTTTGCAAGGTCCATAAGATATGAAGAGAAGTGTTTATGAATCTTTGGATCGATGAGGTATATCTTTCCATTGCCTTTGACGATTGCATTCATTGACGTGAGGTCACCGTGGCTAAATGATGGAGTTATCAAGTGGCCATACTTTGCAATCAAGCGACTTGCTTGTGCTACGTATGATTCGACTTCAGGATCGACGTTGTTTGTCTCAACATATTTGATGTATTTTTCTAAGTCAAACTCATAATCGCCAGGAACACCAGCGAAACTGATAGCAATCATGGCCAAGCTTATAGCTATGTTTTTATATTTATCAAATTCTATTTCGTTTGCAGGTCTTCCCATTATGTATTCCATTCGCATTTTGTTATATGTTCTGGAATAAACCTTTGGAACATTGTACCCGTTTTCGGCAGCCACGTCAAACCAATCATTGACTTCTAGTGCATCAACATCGCTACACTCTTTGACTACATACTTCCCAAGTCTTTCGATGTATTCATTTGAGCCGCCATTATATGATTCAAATGTCCCATACAAAAACTCGTCTGGCGTCATTGCAGCATCATCAACATAGACATCTGCAATAGGCTTTCCAAACCGAAGTTCTGAATATGGAACATTGTACTTTTTAAGCCACGCTCTTAGCGTTGGCCCCTTTTCTTCCTCTATCTTTTTGATGTCGCCATTGCACGAAATTTGTCCTCTTGCTGTGTACAAAACAAATTCTATCCCTTGCTTTGAAAGCTCTTGCATTTTACGAATCATATCAAGGTTTGGGATAGCATTTTCATAATCTCTATTCCTATGGGTGGATATTGTATCATCAATGTCCATCACTATTCTTGACCTCATCATCGCTATTCTCCTTTCACAAATCGAATCAATTCATCCATCTTGTCACTATTCGAAAATACGTCATTGTAGTTGACTTTTAGTATTGTCATGCATGAGGAATCAAGCATTCTGTTCATTTCATTGTTTAATGCATTGAATGTTTCGATGTCTCCCCAGCCTCTAAGCTGTTTTGTTCTGCGCACAACGCTTTCGATTTCGTCATATACATAAACAAGCCTTACATTTCCAAGCTCATTCAAACAATAATCTATTTCGGCAAATAGTTTGCTTTGCTCATACCTATTATAATTCCTCTTGACAATACCATATGCATACTCAGTGAAATGAAAACGATCAAACCATATTGGAATCTTGATAAACTTTAGGACATCTATCATCGCTTTCATGTACCCATACGTTGTGTCAATCTTATTTACATTTGAGAAGGGTGTTCTTGAGTTATGAATGTAAATATCGGGATCAACATTTTCGTGTAGGTACTTGATTATTGATGATTTGCCTGTGCAATTTAATCCTTCAAATATTATTGATTGCTTACTCATTTGGGGTGCCTAACTTTCTCGAGCCCATTACGATCTCTTACTTTGTTTTGAACATCTATGAATGATTGGAATAACTCATCTTCACTTATATTACAAGCCATTACAAGGTTCATAAAATACAACAAACAATCAGTCAATTCCCCAAGTGCTTCTTCATGATTGTGATATTTCTCATCGCCACCAGTTCTGCTCATACCACTTTTCCATCTCTTATCAGCTTGTAATACTTCTCCAATTTCAGATATTAAGCCGAGAGCATATGGGGATATCAAATCCGGTCTATCACTTGGAAGCTCTGCACCTAATAAGTGCTTTTGCAAATCTCTTTGACACATAAACATATACTCAAGCTTATCCATTTTATTCATTTTATTCACTACTTTCTATTCTTTTTATTTTATTCATATAGTGATAGTATAGGAAAAGTAATATAGCGCATTATGTTGCTTTACTACTTTTCCTATATCTTTACAGATTGTCTACTTGACACCACATTGTCTTACTTACGACTTTTTGACTTCTTCTTTTTGGTTGCTTTTTTGCGGGGAGGCGGAAGCTCCTCTTCTTCGTCTTCGTCATCGTCGTCGCCGTCGTCATCAAAGGGAAGCTCATCATCGTCGTCATCTTCTTCTTCGTCGTCAAAATCTTCATCCTCGTCTTCATCTTCGTCAAAATCGTCGTCGTCGTCATCATCGTCGTCTTCAACCAGATCTGGCTTTGATTTCTTCTTTGCTAGACTTTTGGTGTTGCGCTTAGTGTTGACTGTTTCTTCCTCATCGTCATCAAAACTATCGCTTTCGTCAGTGATCCTGTTGAACGCTTCAAGACAAAGCTCAAGGATTTTCTTTTCGCTAAATAACTTTACTTCCTTGTCAAACTTAGAGGTCTTCGGAACCGCCGTGCACTGATATGTAGTTGATGTTCCAGTCCCGTTTCTCTGGACAACAATGTCCTGCTTTGTGATGTCGCCAATCACTTCATAAAGGGACATTAACGAGAATATTGGCGTTGCCTTGTTTGCTTTATAGAGGAATAGCTCGACCTGCTTTGTTTCATAATTGTAGACATTCCAACAATACAACGTATTTGTTCTGGCCTCGGGATTGTTGCAATTCGGGCAATCCTTTCCGTATTGTTCAAGACATGGATGATTGAACCCATTCCACTTATCATGGAAGACAATCTGCGTACAATCCTCGAAGTTCTGAAGGAACCTGACTCTTACCTTCGCGCCGGATTCACGAATCTTGAAGAAGTTCTTGAATGCGCCATTGTTGCTCTTGTTGATTTCGCTTTTGATTGCTTCCAACACGGACCTGCTTTCTTTTGCCATGACTCATTACCCCTTTCAGTTTATAGTTATTTTTGGTGCCTGTATATATATTAATACAAACAACACAAAATGTAAATAAGAATTATTGATAATAGAAGTTTATATTGTCAATGGTTTTATAATAATTGTTGCGTTGCATATTTCTGAACCAATCGCTTGAATTTGTGTCTATATGCGTTGCCCAAAAATATACAACATTGCTAGGTAAATCAACTTCTCCTTTTAGAACAGCCTCTAATGCCAATTCATTTGTTTTATTTGGTGTAGCTTTATTTAATGCTCCATTTGCTGTAGGAGTAAATTGAATCGTTGGATTGCTTTGGGATATAACATCATGAATTGTGTTAGGAAAATTGTTTGACTCCAATCTGTTGAATACAACTTGAAGAACAGCTTTTTGACATTCTATGCTTTCTGTGTTTGCTTCACTATATACTAGCTTGAGTAATAACTCTCGCTCGTCGTTTGTAATATCATATACATAAGGCTTATACATAGTATCCTCAGAAGATGCTGATCTTTGTTCAGATAACCAGAGATATTCATCTAAGGTATTTATATTGGTGGATAATACGGCGTTCATCTGAGAGAAGTCTGAATGACTAATGACAAAAGGATTGACTAATACATTACCATCTCTTGGCCATAAACCGTATGTAAGAAAAATGACCACAAAAAGAACACTGAAAAATATACATTTATATTCCTTCTTTAGCTTTCGCCTTTTGCGAAGATGTCTGCCTCTGCTCATGTTAACCTCCATTTATGTCTATATAAAATCTTTGCTTTTTATTTTGTCAAGCGTTCTTCTCCATGCAACATTGAATTCGTGTTCCTTCATATCTCCAATATCTTTTCTATGATTAGGAAACGCGAACCTAACAACATCAAAGTATTGTGCAAGATATTTTGTTCCTTCTTCTCCCGATGGCGTATTATCCAAAGCTGATATTACTTTTGTCCCATATTGTTGGAGCTTGCTTATTTGCTTTTCGGTTATTTTCCAACCAAGTATTGCACAACTATTCGTTACCCCGAATTGAACAAGCCTGGCATAATCAAGAAAACCCTCCGTAATTACAGGCCATGGTTTATCGTAGTTACCTACCAGCGTTCCTCTTCTGCTAAACCTTTTATTGTATAGATATTTCCTATCAATATCACGACCGTTGAATTCTTGTGTAGTAGCTCTACATACATAGCCTTTGAATTCTCCCATATCAAGCATTGGTGCAATAACGCCATAGATGTGATTATAGTTCTCTCTTACATCAAGCTTGTTTAGCACTTGTGCCTCATATCCTCTTTTGAGCAAATATGAGTCTTTGTCCGCATTAGTCCAATCGGTCTTAGGCAATGAATAAAAGTATAACTTTGCTTCCTCAATAGCTTCTTTGTTTGTCATTGGCTTTTGAATATGAATCTTTATTTTGCTATTCTTTGCCATGCCTTTTTTGATTTTACTTATGAGTAGCATGGCTTCCATTTCACTACAATTTTCCATTTGTTGTACAAACTTTATTGCATTTCCTGAAGCACAACAACCAAAGCAATAGAATGAATCAGCAACGACATCAACCTGCATACTTGGTTTTACATCTTCATGAAATGGACAGAGAACTTTGACCTTATCCTGAATGTTATCACCGATTAGGCCGTAATAGGAGAGAACTTGAGCAAATGTGTACATCATGTTCACTCCTATTACAATATTTCAAATTTCTTTACCCTTTGCAGCTTGAACACATCAGTGTCTTTTACTTCATAACAGCCATCAATATCTTTCAACGAGATGTTGCCATGTTGCAACGCAAGACCAAGCTTGTGTTCGTCAATGACTTCGACCTTGGTGATGAAGGCCTTCAATTCATCTCTCAACTCCGGATGATTCTTGATAAATTCTTTTAAGCCTTCCTGATCAACAACCATGAGCGTGTTAGAAACAAGCTTACGCTTTTCTTTTGGCAGCTTTGCTTTGATCATCTCAAGGTCATAGCTTACCCTACTTGATGTGTAAACGGATGCTTGCAAGAACTTAGGATTGTCATCCTCAACAATATAAACATCGATGTTGTTGTCAAGCATTTCAGCCTTAATCTGTTTACGATACGCGTTTGCTTCATTGGTAAGCTTCTTGGCTTCCAATTCTTTTGCTTCGATTTCTAGAATAAGCTTTTCGCTATCACCAGTAGCTCTTCTAATTATTTTGCTCTCCGCCATCTTTAGTACCTTCTTTCTCAACTTTATTCGTTATCTCTTTAATCTTTTCAACGCTATTCAAAATCTCATCAAAGTCTTGTTTTGTCATGCGTGAACTAGCAAACACTCTGCTAACTCGTTTAATGATTTGACTTGTAAAATGCTCAATTGCCACAGGCAACGGCTTCATTATTTTCACCTCCTTTTCACGTTTGTGGATGTTCATTCCACTGTGTCTATTGTATCACATTAAGCAGATAATGTAAATAGTTTTCGGGGAAAATCTGAAAAAATATTCGAAATAGTCAGAGGATGCTAGAGGGCTTCAGATGACATCGGATATTCAAGCCATAGATTTATATTGGCCAGGTATATTCTGTCACCTCGGCGCCCTTCAACAGGTCGACTCAAACTTCGATTAACTCTGCGATCTCGCCAAGTCTATACAGATTGTGAATAAACTCCTCGTCTGTTTGATTTTTATTTTCATAAGTAACGCCATACATTCTTTTAACTCTTTTGATTACCTGCTTCTTATAACGATCATTTGAATCATTCTCCTTTGCTCTCCACAATTGAGCTTTAGACCTCAAGTAAATAACAATGTCCTCATAGTTGTCAAACGATAGCCATTCACCTGTCTTCTTTAGCTTTACTCTAATCATTTGCTTCCTCCTCCTATTTGCCATTGCGGCTGAATGCTTCAATTTCTCCAAGTTTTATTGCCGTGTATTCCCACGCTTTGCTTAATGGCATCGTTGACATATTCCATTCGAAGTAGCCTTCGCTTATAATGTCCATGTATGACTTAGGTGGTAATTCAAGCTCTCTAACGCCAGGTTGCATTTTGTACATGAATGCTTCATAAAACTTATTGAAAGGTCCTTCGACGATACATCTTACTCTCTTGTAAAATTTTGGAAACCCTTCATATCTATCTAGCGCTTCTATGTCGCTTTTTGTTACTTCGTAAACAACACCCTTAACGAACGATCTTTTCTTTTTCTCGTAAGCAACATCAGCAAACTTTCTAAACTCCATCCTTGCATTGTAAAGAGTTGCTTTAAACATTGGCTTTGCTTGCGGGCACCTCTGCTTCATCTGCCTCATGCTTATGTTGGAACCATAAGCAAAGTATAACCAGGTCTTTCCTCTAGGCTTTTGCTCGTTGTCGTTGAGAGCATCCTTGAGCGTACCATTCCTTGCCATCTCTCTAAGCAACCTATTAAGTTCTCCACTTGTCATAACTTTAATATTTGACATTTTCCTACCTCCTACATTGTATGGAGCGCGGCTTATGCCGCACTCCTTAATTTTTTTGCGCGATCCCTGAAATATTTACCCATCTCAAACATCTCATCTGAACAGGTTGCTCTCCTTACGATTCCAAGCATATTGTATAGACATCCAAGGTGATTATACTCTCTTTCAATTTTTGCGACGATTGGGAATTTGCTTCTTTCGACCATGAGTTGTGTGAACATAATCCAATTGATTATTTTGTCTGCATCGGTTGTTCCGGCGCCCTGCCTGAATTCAATTGTTCCGCACTTTACATAAGATTCGATGTTTAACTTCATGTATCTTGTTCCAAAGATGTTTCTTATGTTGTCTATTGTTTTGCATTTATCAAGTCTTGCAACCAGATTGTCATAACCGTAAGTAATTAATGAGCGGCAATATCCGTTGTTGTTTCCTCTTCTGCTGATTGGTTGAAGTGTATCGATGAGGCCTTCGTACTTGGCGTAAGAAATATACAGATTCCGGAAGTTTTTTACGCTTAAGTCGCCAGCATAGTGGTGAACATGCAATCCGCACCTTTTGTTAACCCTGCATCCAAGCCTGTTCAGGACTGAACACACCTTCTTGATCTCTTCCAGTCCTTCGTGGCCTTTGAGCACGGGGCTTACCAGTTCGTTTCCGCAAGAAGCATCAGTTATTAGTTTCCAATGACTTTTCGTTGTGTGGTTGTAGCTTTCGGAGTAAGCATTGATTCCGGCATCCCTTAATGCCTGTGCGATTGCTTCTCTGCTATGAGAGCCTTGAAGAAACTCAATTTCAACCCCGTATGTTCTTTCATCGTTAAACTCTACATATCTACTCATTTTCATATTCTCCTTTTTCTGTTTTGGAAGTATTCCTTCCTCCTTCTGGTATTATAATATCACACCACTCTCAGAATGTAAATAGTTTTTGTAAATTTCGTGAAAATTTTTTTGAGAATATTCAAGCAAAAAAAATAAAGCATTTAAACTTAATCAAACGCTTTATTATATATATATATATTATTTTATATATATTATTTTATTTATCTGTATTCACCTTCGAACTATAAATAAAAAAAGGCCCCACCCATTTCCGGGTAGGGCAAAAGGAGGATGGCCTCTCTCACTTAAGATTATAATTAAACATAATTCCCCACTGGGGGCTCTTACCCCGCCAGTCAGTCGTTAGTCCAAAATCCACCCGTCCGTCTCCTTCCAAAACCGGTGCCGATAGTTTTAGCCCCGGCCCTCGTTCGGAGACTCCGAATGTCACCGGCCCAACCATGCCAGCGGGAATTATAAAGGGTGGCTATACTGATAAATCTGCGCGGCCGATCCACCCTTAAACTCCGCCAGCTTCGCCTCGAGGAACTGATCTAACCAGTTCTGCACCGGACCAATTGCGGCCTCAAGAATTCCAAGGCTATTCTTAGAAATGGTTGCCATAAATATATTTTTGGCCTTATTTAGTGCGGCCTGTTTCTCCTGGTCCGTTAGTTGCCCATCCTCGGCAGCCTTTTTCAAGTCATCAACCAGCGTCTGTTTGACAGCCATGACCGCATTCTTCGCCACCCGCTCCGCTTCATTAATGGAAGCAAGGATGGACTGTTTAGCTACTCCTTCATTCAAGGCATTCGTCTTCGCTTTGAGGAATGCCACCCCGTACCCAATCAACGCCATCAGTAAAGCCGCAATCACCGGCAACAACATTTGAACGATTTCCAAACCAAACTTTTCCCACATAAACAAACACATCCTTTCATTTTTTCAAATATAAGAGAGAGGCATAAAAAGGAGCGGTATTGTTCCACTCTCTATTTAAGCAAAGTCTTTTTGCTCTAGAAGGGTATAAGAAAAGCTGTTGCCCCAATTGGCCTTAGCCCGCTCTGCTAAATCCATCATTTCGTTAAACTCTTCTATATCGGCAAACACCTGGCATCCAGCGGACCACCTACCGACATTCACTGAAACACCATAAGATGACGCATGATGAAGGTTTATACCAAACATACCGGTCTGCTCATTTGGAGAATCAAAGTCCAGAATATCATCTTTATTTCTATCGCGAATTACAGTTACCGGCCTTGCCTGTACAAGCGCTTTATACTTTCCTTTATGCAATCCGATTTTCCACATTCCCCGATATTGCCCGGGCTTTAGAATCGCTGTTCCATTAACGTTCATCGGATGCTTTAAATAATATTGTCCTGGATCCGTCGTTATGGAGTAACTATGCAACGTCCATTTCCCTTTAAATTTCCAAAAAACATATAGTGTGTCATCAAACTTTCCGGGAGTTTTATTTTCGGAGCGAACACCAACAATATTTAGGTTATAATCTTTTCGCTCATCCTCAAATACCACATATCCTTTTCGTTTCATAGCGTCAATTAATTTTCGAACATCCACTGCCATCACCTCGCGATAATCTTTTCTGCTCCCGCTAAGGCGCCTAGAATTAAAACCATTGTCGTCATGAGCTTGACGACCTCGACAATAATCGGTTGCCATAGGGCGGCATTGCTTGGTTTTTGCTGCTGTAGCTGTTTCAGTATTTCTTTTATCTCCTCGATGTCACCTTGGGTGTTTTTATAGTACACCTCAGTTTTAGCCTGCTCCGTCTCTAAAGCCCTGATCCTGGCTTCTTGGTAGCACTGGTGTTCCATCCTTTCCGCCCCTTTCTCTGTTGCAAAATAAAAACAGCCGGTTAGGGCTGTTAATGAGTTATGATAAATCTCTATTTAGTGGAACTCAATAACTCTGTAATACTGCCGCATTTAACAACGCCGCTAATATAGTCGTTCCGGTTGTATTTACCCAAATATTTTGTAGATCCTTAGCATCATACGAGCTTGTGTAGTCAAAAGCGTCTGATTTGTCGCTTAAAATCCCTTTTATCCCCAAAGTAGGAAAGTGCCTGACAAGTTGCCCTCCCAAAGTCGCACTTGGTTGAAACATACTAAATAAATTTCTGCTTGCTAAACCTGGGTTTTCGGTCTGCAACAACGGATAATCAACCCGCGCATCGTCCGAAATCCTCAATGCCGCATCCATTATGCAATTTAAGCACACATCATTGGCTAGTGCATAATATCCAAGACCACCGCCTTGTACTATACGTGCAGAATTGTGGCTATCGATTGTCAGTATTGCATCTTTGTTTTTCGTAAGCAAGGCATTAATTGTTTGCGTTTCGATTTCTGACAACGCGCTCGCCCCTGCATGATCTCCAGCTACCCAACCAGTAGGATAATTGCGATTGAGGTCTACGGAATTTGAGTTATATCTGCTATTATTATTAAATCCATAGGGGTTCTGGGTAGGTACAACAATAAAATGTAAATTATAACGCATTAATCTTAATATACCATTCGTTTTCCAATTATAAACCAAGTCGCTAAAAAACCTCAAATCGATTGCCGCAGCTGTTTTTTCATTTCCGTGGGCGGTTCCTAAATAAATAATTTTCGGTAGTACAGCCTGCGGAAGTTGTCTATCGCCTTTGTCTCTAATCGGAGACAAGGGCATAAAATCATACCTATACATAGGTAGCCCCGTCGGTTCGTTGACAAGCAGAGTTTTTGTAACATACGTTGGATCGGCCGCAACTAAAGCATCCCAAGCAGCATAATATCCGCTCAAATCCCACGTGGGTTCAATATATGTATTTGAGTTAACATAGGATTCACCAACCGGCACATAGTCCTTATATTCATCTTTTGTTGTCGCAAAGATACTTACAACTGAGTTTATAAGGGTTTGGTCAATCGCGCCTCCACCCGTTTTAGATACCGCAAATCTAACATAATATTCATTGGTAAATACCGTGTCTACGGTGATAAAATCACTTCTGCTTTTTATAGTACCATCACTACTACAATAAATTATGCGATACTGATACCCAGTTCCCGTTAACAATATGGCATCACCACTATAAACATGGATTAATTTGGATAAACCAGTCTCGGAACTATAGTAAATTGCTAGATTGGCAGATACATACTTTGCTTCCCAGACTAAACCTTGCAATCTTTTCCGTCTGTTAAAAAAACTATCGGTGTATTTGTTTGCTAAAACGTTTGAGCCCTGCGGAGGATTTAACATCATCTTACATCACCACCCATTTGATCTGCATCGTAGCGGATACTGATGATTGAAGATTATAGGTTGATTGATATGTAATAGGTATCTCAAACGCATACCATTTACCAGCGTCTAAGGCAATTCCACTATTTAAAGTACCGCTAACGCCATCAACCAGCAGCGACAGTACGCTTGACGTATCGGTTAAAACCATAAGCAAAGATGATTTATTGCCATCGGCAGTATAATCAGCAGCTAAAATATTTGTGTTTGCCGTTACCGCTTTATTCGTTTCGTTAGCCACTAAACTCCCATTTACATTAACATTCAGCACCCCTTGGAGAGCCGCAAGAACAGCCGCCGCCGTGGTTTGGTTGGCTATATCCTTTTGGTTTATCGCCGTCAACAATGCGACTAGATCCGCAAGGTCCGCCCCTCCAGCTTGAGCTTGAATGGCGGCCAAAAGCCCCCGGAGGAGTCCGAGGGCCGAGGCTTCTGCCGCGTCAGGGTCAGTCACTTTTGTTTCATTAATGGCGCCAAAAACTTCTTCAATGTCAGGGACTTTCACCGCTGGTCGATATACTCCCGGATTCGGCGATTCAACCATTTCCAGTGGATTATTGTCCGGAGTGTGTAAAAGCTGTTTAAAAAAGATTTTCAGTCCCATATCGTCACCTTCCCTATCCAAATATGAGGTTTAGTAGTAATTTGACTAAGCCTGTTAAACTAAGCTCGTAGTCCTCATCCAACCCATCGTCTCCGTCACACCACATATCACCAAACCCAAATCCCGCCGCGAAACGGTCAAAGGGCTTTACTGTTGGCGACATGTACAATTCCGGCGCGGTGCCACTTGCATCAAAGGAAATGTCCACTTCCTCAACAATTCCGCGGGCATTAATATCCAACTCGGTAAACTCACCCAGCATTGTATCCATCGGCTCAAGGGCAGGGTCGAATGGCATTTCATCCGGCGTCCAGATAGTCGCACCGTTCGCTGATTGCATGACTACATTAGAGCCGATCAAGTCAGCCAGCGGAGCCGACATAATCATTTCGTTTTCCACTACGGCAGTAGGGTTGCGGTATTTTCCGCCTGCACCCGGGTCTGTTTTATAAACGTAATCTTCTTGATACAGGACGGATTGCAAGGGTACGCCGTAAATTTTGAACTTCGCTTTGGCGCTGCCTAGGTTTAGAAAACTGTTGTTTTTTAGTTTTACAATACAATGATCTGCCGCTTTCCTAACCAAGAATAGCTTTGCTCTAGATAACCATAACGTTTCTAATTCAATTGTTTCCGGACGTATCAATTGGTCGAACTCAATTGTTATTAAAAGACTGCTAGTATTCGCCGGGCAAACAGCACTTGTCTCCGACTGATCGTGCAATAATTGCCTTTGAGACGACACCAGATAATTCGGAGTAATCGCCCCTTTTATCTGCACCCTGTCATAAACCTGTGGTGTACCAACCTCTTTGGAGATTGACGCCATGTTCCGGGCTTTAAATGTCGATACCGGAGTACTTGTCCTATAGGGTTTGATTACAAGCTCACCCCGGGAGCCAAGCATCATTTTGAACGCTGCCCTGTCGCTTGCAAAGCAGGTCTGAATCACTTTATTAATTGCGTCCTCGATGGTTTGGTCTACAATCTGTAAAGTCCGGTCATAAACGGTGTCAGGAAGTTCAGGGACAACCAAATTAAGCGGATAAAAGAAATCCGTCCTATTGGTGTACTGGCCCCAAATCTGGAACGCATAATCTTGCTGCAAACCGGTTGGCATCGACCTAGTAACCGCTACCCTAACACCCCAGGATTCTCCGCCGTCATCGTTTGGAATATATCCTGCGGCGATAAGGCTAACTTGAACATCGTCAGAGCCCGAGTTTTCAACCCTTATTGTTTCCGGGTCGATGGGCTCTTCCATTGTTACGAAAATACTGTCCGAAAATTGGCCGGCTTCTAAATTCCCGTCATACTCGCCTATTTTCAGATCCTTGTAGGTTGCCAAACGAACGATATCCCGAAGGACTTCACCCGCTGACCAATACTCCTCTATTTTGCTTTTATATGGCCTTGCCCACAGCTCGTAGGTGATAGTTAGGTCGGAGGAGGCATTCCTCTTTGTTAGGCCAACCTGTATGCCTGTACCATTGACAGAGGGGCTAAATAAGACATGGATCGGGTTATATTTTGATTTGTAGGTATCCATCGATCCGTCCGTCCCACCGCCAGATACTCCTGTGACCCGGATTTGCAACGACCGCGGCTCCCACTCGTCGACAAACAGCAGGACAGCATCAGCGGAGTTGGAGCCTTTTTTGACTTTGAGTTTTCCGGTTATCCCCACCACATACTCATAAGCAACTTTGACTGTTTGCCCGTCCATGATATTTCCATCAGCGTTTCTGGTTATGGTTGTGTAGCCCTCAGCATCCAAACCAACTGCATAATCCCACCACGCCTCCGGATCGTCAGGGTCTTGAGCTACATAGGTTATTGTTCCATTCTGATTTGTAACGGTAATCCGGCGATTCTTCTCCCCGTCGTTGCTTTTGTTAGCAAGCCTGACCGGGGTATCTCCTGACAGCGTAATCTCCTCTTCTCGCACTTGCTCGGTAAACGCCACAGCAAAAGCAGACGAGGTATTAGGTGCAGCAAGTACATCAAAAGAAACAGTTACATCCGAGTCGGACAGGTTGGATATAAGGACAAACCCAAAAGTCTCTGTCTGCCCGTACACTCTTGATACCGTTACCTGCCCTGGCGTTTGCCCGGACACTACGATGTTAGCCAGCTCCACACTCTCGGGATACCATCTAACCGGTGCAGGAGCATCTATTTTGACTTCTACAACCTCTCCGGCAGGGATTGGCTCGTCCACCGTAAACCCGGAGATAACCACCTCCTTATTTCTCGCCGGATATTTTGGTCCATAGGTTTTTGTCATCGGGAGGGAGAGGAGATCTGTGTATTTGTTTTGGGCATTTATAGTCAGCGTTCCGCCGCCAACATCCCTGGAAGCGTCGACAGACTCCACTTGGCAGGTGGCCATCCTATACATTTCGTCACCGTATCCGAGGTATAGCCCAGCGCTTTTTTCATTCTCAAACATTTCCTTATACGCCGAACCCTCTGCGGTAAACTTACCGCCGACATTAGCCAATTCTATAGCGAAGTCTGCTTCTAGAGCCGCTTTAAGCGTAGTTTGGGCTGAAATAATCTCATTTGAAATAGTAGAAGGAGCCGCGACGAGGGCCCCTCCTCTCTCCCACAAAACCAATTCCGGTTCGTTCCCGTTCATGAGGACCGCTGGATGTTCTCCTTCGGTCAAAAACTGCGTTGCACCCGACCATCTTCCGGACGAGAGCGAACCGCGATACACTCCGGTGTCCTGGTCTACCACATCGTTCTTGAACAGGCATCGGGCATATGTCGTGTCGCCTTCCTGCCAAAATACAAACAGAGAGAGGTCAGAAAATGATCCCCCGACCTCCCCAATGTTCCTTCCCTCATAGAGGAGGGTTCTTTTTGCTATTCTCATCTGCACCCCTCCCCGCTAAAATTTAGACCCGGCTAAATGTAATGCGCGGTCTCAGCCTAATCTTTTTTGTCGTGTCAGTTTTAGGCACCGCTGGCGAAAACTGCATATATACCACTGGGCCAACCCTAGAAGCATCATACATCCCTCCAGCACCATTAGTATATATCGCTTCGGTAATAGTCCCAGTAAGAGCTGCTGGCCACTCAAACAAAAATTCCCGGTAAAATGCGCCTGTTTCATATGGTACTACCTGCAACAATGTGGGTTCTGTGTTAATCGGTAAATAGCAAGCAGTTATTGTTGGTAATATGTCTCCCGAACCAGTGCCAAGCCGTATATGATTTTTGTAATAACTTCCTGTAAAATAATTCTTGGTAAATTGCTCGTTCGTGATGAGCGCTAATCCCCTGTTTAGAACAATAGACGATACATCCACGTCTCCTACACCTTCAACGTTAATAGTGTTGATAACGGGAGTATCGGATAATCTCTTCAAGTGGAATGTATAAATTATTGTCAAAGTATCTTCACTTGTTTTTTCGACCGCGGTAGGATTGCCCTGGTCATCCGCGAAAAGCATTCGGCAGAACACCTGAGGATTACTGCTGCTGCTATCCCATGTGATACCAACCTCTGTCCAAGTCCCAATCGCATCATTTAACCCATATTCATATGTTATTCTCATTTGACGATCTGCGTCACTACCAAGCGATGACCCAATGAGCGAATAATAGCACTTAGTTGTATACCCGCCATAAGCTTGGAGTGTTGTATCTGTAGATACCGGGGTTGACGTACCTGTTCCGAGAATGCAGTAACTGCCAATTGTCCCACTCAGAGCTGTTTCTGATGCCATACGTCGTAATCCAACATCCGTGATGATGTTGTCAAAATCCAGTTCTTGCACGATGATGCCACGCCGTTTTTTAATGACATGGAAATGCCCTGATACACCGAGCCCTACTGATATTGGATCTTTTGGCTCGATATAACGGCGCACAAGTATCTGAGGAATTCCTATCTTCATTACATTCACGCTCCCTCATACGAAAAATTCAAATGCCTGTAATGACGCTGTCATCTGACAGTCATCAGCGAAAAAATGCGGCACAGGTAACGCCAACTGCGATAGAGAGGGCGCCATATTCACCGCATCGCTAAAAATATGAGCTGCCGGAAAAACCATTTGAATGAGACTCGGGACCATTTCCGCTACATTATCATATTGATAAGCAGTTTTCACGAACTCTACAATGGTTGACGGAATCATCTGCACGCCTGCGTCATCAGGATCTACATAACCACCTTCAGGATAATCACCAAACCAAAACTCGGTTTTCTTCCATTCTAACGCTGTGAGCGATGGCGTCATAGTAGATCCATCTCCGTCCAGGACTATGGGCAAAAGCAGTTCTGTCCATGCGACATGCACTGATTCTGTGCCGTCAGCTGCCCGCATAGAATATGCTAGGCAAATCCGTCCGTCCGGCATGGGCATTGCCCGGACGCTGGTGATCGCCGCACCATCCTCCGGCATTATGACCGCTTCCGCAAACTCTCCTTGTTTACGACCGTATAGCACCCCATCGGCGCCGGCATAAAAATTGTAAATGGTCCCTCCCACCTGGAGCGCTTCGCAAGATCCACCGTTTCCGATTTCATCATAGATTCTGATTACATTAAAATTCTCATCATACTGCTCACGGTAGACCATGGCCTTGCCGTTGACCGTGTCTGTATACGCTACATGGGGCAAATCCGGCCATCCCGGATAATGCGATGGCTCAAATATCAGACGTGGCCGCGCGGCTCCCGGTGCCAGGATCTCCCGGACTAGACCATCGACTCTATGAGTCGCGCGATCAACTGTCAGGATCTTGATATAGTCGCCCTCAACGATGGTCAAATATAAAACCCCGCCGATGTCAACAAGGTCTGGATCACAGGAGTTGGGCCGAAAGTCTGTCCCAACAAAAGGCGGGTCAATGTCAATCTTGAGCATTGCCCGAGGGTCAGACAGATAACCATTGGCTAAGGCAGTTTTCAGTTTGTCTGACGTGGGTTTCATGGCAGCACCGTCCCGTCCACCGCCAGCTTTCCAAGGGTCACCAGCTCAATGCTCCACCTATATTTCATGTTCGGCCTTGCTAGGTAAGGCTGGTACCGAAACCCCTCTCCTGCCCATGTTACAAGCCATTCTTCCGGAGTTGTTTTCCGGCTATCGCGGTAGATGAAGGGTTGAAGATCTTCTGACTCATAAAATGTTTTTATGAGCGCAATGTCATCATCTGTCATCTCCACCCCGGTCATCGTGATTGTATGTCCACCATGGATAACAGCAGATTCCTGGATAGCGACACCGCCGAGCATTTGCTTAACCGCTGTGCGTGGCTTTGGCCTGTGTCCGTCCGGGTTGAAGTCGTCATGATAGCGGAGGAAAATTTCCTTCTCCTCCACTGTGCCTTTGTTAAATACGAGGGAATAGTAATCCAAGGCTTATCCCTCCCTAGTTGTAACTGATTGCCACTTTTTAGATTTAGCGTTGGCCTTAGCGATTCCCGTCTGCACGGTGCTTTCGATGCGCTTATTCAGATCTCTTTCGGCAATTAAGCTACCGGCTGCGTTGACATTGACATAGATGTTCTGCACCGGTGCCACCGCATTGGAACTCGGAACACCGCGCCCCATGTAGGAACTTGGCAACGTGACTTCCTTGAAATTTGCCGTTGCAAAGTCGATTTCCATGTTGGCCGTACTGGCTTGGATGGTGAGTTCTTTTGAGCCGCCGCCAAATAAATCACCGAACAAACTCCCAAGAAGCGCAAGCGGTCCTAAAAACGACAATGCACTGTTAAAAATGTTTCCTAGTTCGCCGAGGAAGCCACCGCCTTGCTGCGGCAATTTGCTTCGATCAATCGGTACATTATCTGGAATTTGAGAACTCGGAGGCTTGCTCCCTCCCCCAAATAAGCCTCCAAGAAATCCGAAGAGACCGCCTTGATCACTTCCACCAAAAGCGGATGTAAACCATGATTCCATGTTCTTACCGATTTGACTGTTGAAGAATACTTCGGTGATTATATCGGCTATTCGTTGTCTGGCTTTCTGCTGCAAATAATCAACTAGACTGTCGATGCCTCTTTTTCCACCATCGATTAAACCGTCTTCGACCGCTGAAGAGAAGTTGCTCTTTAGGTCATTGGACAGGTCAGCTATGTAACGCTTTTCATTATAGTCCCGTTCTCTCTTTAGTTCGTCTCTTTCGGTTTTTAAACCAGCAATTTCAGCAGTCATTTTATCTGCTTCAAGCTGATTGTTCTTTTCCTCGGCAATCTTCTTTTGCCTTTCGAGTTCAGCAATCTCAAGGTCAATCTTCTTTATTTGGAGGTTGAGGATTTCTCTTTCGATTTGCAGTGCTTCACGTCTGGCTGTGTTTTGGTTCCAGTGGAGAAAAAGGATTTCCTTCTGACCTTCCAGTTCGGAAATCTGGCTGTCAATCTCTGCTTCCTTGAGACTAAGAGCGACTTCGGCACGTTTACCAGCGTACTCATTAGTAATTTCAAGTAGTTTCTGCTGGTGCTCCTGTTCTAGGGTCCTCAGTTGATCTTTGGAGAGTTTTGTTTCGTCATACTCTCTTTTGAAACGCGCTTTTTCCCGAAGAATATCCGCATTCTCGAAGTCGCCCTTTAATTCCAACAAAGCAGCTTCAAGTTCCCATTGTTGGGCTTGGATTTCGGCATCCCATTTCTTGGTGAGATTGTCCAACTCTATCTGATGACGTTCCTTGATAAGTTTGTATCGTTCGCTGTTTTCCTCGACTTCGTTAAGCTCTTTTTTGTGCTTCTGTTGTAACGCGAGGAGTTCTTCGTTATATCCCTTTTCGCGGGCGAGAGCAAGGTTGTCTTGCTCTTTCGTTATAGCATCCGTTAGTTCGTTTTCGAGCTTGGCAAGGCGTTTCTTGTAATCGTCCTCTTCATTGACGTTCTTTTTGACGATACCAACCCGCTCTTTCCAGTACCTTAACTGTTCTTCGAGCGACCACCTATTTGCTTCAACTTCTGCTTCATATTTTCGTTTAGCATCCTGATAGGTAATCGCGGGGGTTGTTGTTACTGTACTTGTTTCTTCGTCTGTTTTTATACCTGCTGTTAAGTTCCCCTTTTCAATTTCTTCTAGTATTTTCCTTAATTCTGCGTCGTTAGCGGCAATTTCGGCCAATTGGTTCTTTGCGTCAAAGTATTCCTGTGACACTTTTTCCATCCTCTTGGTGATAAAACCAATACGCGTCTCGATCCGCTCCGGGGCTTTGTTGATCCACCAATCAAGCCCCGTTATCAATGGTGAACCTTCATCTGTAACTCCGGCTTTTACGGCTTCTTCGTATAGTTTCCCTTCGTCTTCGCCGCGATTTAATCTCTCTTGAAATTCAAGGGCCTTCGCACGCATTTTATATATTGCGAGCTGTTCCTTCCTGGCCTCATCCAGCTCCCTTTGGCTCTTTTGAACACTCGCCTCATGTCGCCTTACAGTCGCCTCAAGCTGAGGTATTTGAAACTCTGCTCTTGCCTTCGCGACTTCCAATAACGTTTTCCTTGTTTCTAGCATTTCCTGGGCTGTTAACCTGGCTTTTTTGGCGTTTATTTCAATTGCTTCCCCAAGTTCGTTCCACTGGGTTTTGGCATCCGGAACAATTTCACCAATTCGTTTAACAACAGCGTTTAACTCTTCGTGGGCTTCTTTTGAGTTTTTCGCCTTTGGCAAAAGTTCGTCATACATTTTAAGAAGCGAGTTTAGTTCAACGGCTTCACGTCCGTATTTATCCGCCATGTCCATTGTGGTCTTAACGAACTTTTCTTTCTCTTCTTTTGCCCTTTTTACGGCGCTAGCAACACCAATAACAGCCGCTGTAAGAGCTGCTATCCCAGCGATAACTAACCCAATAGGAGAAAGTAGTCCGCTTAATGATCCGCTAGCAATAACGGCTGCGGTTTTGATTATGCCTATTACTTTATCAATGGCGAGAATTGCGGTTGAGATTACTACAATAGCTCCTGCGGTTCCAGTGGTGATTAAAGTTAATGAGCCGACAAGATCCTTATTCCGGCTTATCCACTCGGTCATTTTGGCCAAAATCTCATTTACGGTTTCCAAAAACTCAGTAAGAGGTTTATCAATTGTAGATTCCAATGCCCAGTACAGTTTTTGGACGTTTACGGAAGTCTGCGCCATTCGTCCGCTAAGCAACTTTGTCATCTTCGCCGCATCGCCGGTGAAGTAACTAGCTTCTTTAAGCAATCCATTATACAGTGCCTGTCTTACTCCGGCATCGGTTGCGACTTTCATCAAGTCTTGTTCGGAGTAACCAGCCTCTTTTAAAATCATCGTCAAGTTTTTGGTCAGACCGATATTGTCAACCATGATGGAGTTTTGGTTTTTGATACCTTCAGTAGCCCCGCGAATGGCTTCGCCAAACCCAAGAGCACCCTGGCGGTTAAATGCCGCGATGTCTTTGAACCGCTCCATTAAGTTGATAGATTCCTGTAGACCAAAACCAGACATCATAAGGTTCTTCAATCCGGTTGCTGCATCAGCTAGTGTCATAAGGCCGTCTGCAGACAAATCTTTGGCAGCCTGGTTCACCGCGCCCACGTCATGATGGAAGGCTCTCGCTGCACTACTAAGTCCGGCCAGGGAGTTTTGCATATCTATGGTTTCTTTAATTGACCGACGAATTTGCATTACCATGGTTGCAAGTGCTGCCGCCGAACCTATTGCCATGCTTTGTATAGCTTCTTTGTGCTGCTGAATACTCTTTCTGGCGTTATCGAGACCTTTGGTCACGGAATTACCATAATCCTTAGCCTGCTTCCCGCCCTTATTAAAGGTAACGCCAACCCCTTTAAGGTAGTCTTCAGTTTCCCTAATTGTCTGTTTAAATTGTTGATTTTGAGCGCGAATAAAATAGACCAAATTGCCTAAAGTTGCTTCAGCCATTATCTCACCCCTTTCTGGATTTGTGGGGTCTGTTTGCAGCAATTACTCCTTGCAGCGCACGGAGCCTGTCCAACGGATCGCCTGTGTTTTTCTTTTCCGGCACTCGAACCGCCGGAGCTAACGACTTGGCAAGTTGTCGAAACTCTTCTTTTAGTGCTTTAACGTTTTCTATGCTCGGAGACATTCCGGCGGTGGAAACGGCGATATCTAAAAGACGGTTGTATTTCGAAACCTCTTCCAACTTCTTCAGTCTCTTCCGTTGCCTAATATGTTTAAAAATCAAGGGGAGCTCCCTGACGTAAATCTCTTTCAAGACCTGCGTTTTTGACAGGTGAAACTCTCCCATGATCTGGTAGACTAATGAATCGAAATAATAATCCTCTTCGTCCTCTTTAATCAGCCCTGACTCTGACTTTTCTTCTTCGCCAGGGTCTTCATAAAATTTCGAATCTCTGCTTGAACCTCCGCGAACTCGTTTACTTCGTAGACCTTCATGCAGATTCTGGTAAGATCGGCAACGCCGAGTTTGCGAATGATTTGTTCATCGACGTCCAGCACAAATGCAACGAAACTAAATAGTTCATCTGCTGCAATCGCGATGATTTTCGGAATGTAACGCACCATGTCGGTAACAGTTAGAGATTCTAAGACTTCATCAACTGTTTGGCCGCTTTCCTCAGATATCTGCTTGGATACTTTTTCAACCAGAGATAACGTTCGTTTTGCAATCTCCGGATATTTTTCGAGAGTAATAACAGGAATGGCTATACCTTTTATTTCATTGATCTCCGCTACACTCGCGAAATCCTTATTGTTGCGCCTCTTAATAAAATCAAACATCTTTCGTCCTCCTCTTTCATAAAGAAGCCCCCCGGATTCCCGAGGGGCCCTTCGCTTATCGTTCTTTTAAATTTTAGGCTGCAGTAGTAAATGTTACTACCTTAGGTTCGGCCAAGGCGTTCCCGTTGAGGTCCTTAATACCGGTTCCGATAGTCGCCATGTACTGAGTGGACCCGGTCAGTGCCGCCGTAGTGGTTAGCCGAATAGTTTTGGTTTCGGCGCTATAACTCACGTTATAACTGTTAAACGGTGCGCCGGATGTTAGGTTGGTGATTGAGGTATTCGCTTTGATGACAGTCGCCGGGTCAATGTCTTCGCTCATCACGAAGTCAATCTGCAAACCGGAGGCTTTCACCACATCTACAGCATCGTCAACCGGAACTGTGCTTACAACGGTAGGTGCGACTGCGTCGCCATCAATCGCCGGATCGCCGATGCAGAAGTAATCTTTTCCGGCCGGCTTGGAAGCATCACGAACAGCAATAAAGGTTACGTTCGCAATCCGTTCGCCGGTCCGAGAATAAGTCAGTTCAATCGGCCCTGGTTTCGGATATGCCTTGTAAACGGTGATGTCCTTTGATTTGTCATCATCGGCTGCACTCGTCGGATGAAGCACCAATTGCTTGGCATATTGGAACAGACGTTGCCCAATCGCTTTTCCAACTTCCAGCTTCGATTCACCGTTAACTGTTGTTTTCTGCGCCCAAGGAATAACCAGCGCCAGAGTGTCAACATCGGTGTAAATCAAGGGAATGGTGAAAGTAAGCTGGTCGTTGGTAACAACCTCATCGACAATCCCATCTTCCTCGGTTTCGATGTTTTGGGTTTCAATCGAATAGGAGAATGTACTGTCTCCTTTGGTCCGTCCTAGTTCAATACCGCCAAAAGTAGCAACGCACGGACCCATATCCATTTTTTCAACCACTAAAGGTTCCATTTAAACACTCCCTTTCTTGATGAGATTGAATTTGATACGAATACTCATAAAATGTTCGTTGGGAAACGAGGGATCAAAAAGCGGCCCAAGAGGTTCTTGGACCACTAAATTGAAATTGTTATATCCATCCATGGTTAGGGGTTGGTCATCGAAGAGTTCCACAATTCGGGCGGTCACCGGCCCCATTAACTCTATATTGGCATTTCCGGAAGCGTAATTCGGGCAATAGAAATTAATGAGTAACGTTCCATTGTAACTCTTTGAATCAGGATCCCTCGGCGCGGAGAGAACATGGATGGTGAAGCAAGGATTTTTCGCTCCAGTTGGTTTGCGGGGGCCTTTGTAAACGTCAATTTTGTTGTTAAGCAAGTCGCCCAGAGTGGTTTGACCGGAAATATTTTTGTCGTTGATTAGGCGGAGCTTCACCGGCGTCAATATTTTGTTGATGTCCATTTACCGCGCCCCCTTCCTCTCCTGCCAGCGGATGTAGGCTACTGAAGCGGCCTGCTCCAGGTCAAGTTTTTCAACGGCCATCTTGTCGGCGAAGTATTTTTCAACGAGCGGTTCAAAGCGATCAATGGCGCCTGTCAACACCCAGTAGCCGTCTTTTGTTTCGACCCAGATAGCATACTCCATTCCAGCAGATAAGCAACCGACAAAATCATTACCTTCAATTTGGATGACCGGGGTTTCGTTCTGCGCCGCCAAAGCCTTCAACGTTTCTGCTGGGGTGTCGGCCGGCCATTCTCTCATAGTATCCATGTTTACAGAAATGGAGTTTCTAAGGTTTGAAGTTCTGTCAGTCCAGGGTCCGTTTTGTTTCACATAATTGACCATAGCACGCAGAATGTACTCCAACGCATCCTTGAGCGCCCGTTCTTCTGCCTCTACAAACCTGGCTAATGCCGCCAATGATTCTTCAACACCCTCAAACCCTACTTCAATATCCATCTAAACATCTTCCTTCAATGCCAACTCATACGCCGCCCCGTAGAAACCCGGAAACACAATCTTATACCGCTTCGCTTTCTCACCCGCTCCCGCAGCCACCACATCCCCGCATTTTAACTCAGAGAATCCTTCCTCAAAGATAATATTGTCTGTCCCGGCCCACATGGTCCACTCACTCTCATATGTTGTTTGAACCGTGGCCGCTCTTTCGCGTCCAGACTTTGGAAGAATGCTGGCGTTGATAATGGTTGCAATTGCCTGTTCCCCTGGCTCTACCCAGTTATGGTTCTCGTCGTAGCCCCCTTCGATCAACCGTTTTACGACAACATTCTGGGAGGCCGGGGTTTTTGGTAACCGCATTTAATACACCTTCTTTAAGGGAATGGTTTTCGTTGTGCCGCCGGCCATGCGCTCATAATACTTAATCGCATTGTCCAGATCCTCGTAAGTGAAAACAGCAAAGGAGCGGAGTTTTTCCGGATTGGCCCTGACGATGTTCAGGCAAATAGCGGCGGCCTTGTAGACATTCCCCTCGGCGTCGGCCAGAAACTCCTGGAGGTCCTCGTCGGAGAATACCTCGGCATTTGGATCCCATATGAGTTTGCGGAGTTTTTGGAGTGGTTCCATTGGTTATCACTCCTTCTGTTTCTTGCCTTCCTTCTCTTCCTTCTCTTTGTCACCACTTTTCACTTTCTTCTCTTTTACTTTCTTAACCAATCCTTTGGTCGAAACCACTCCAGATCCTTTTCGTCAATCTCAAGCTCTTCCCCGGCCTTTCTGCGCACCTGATTGTTATAATTCACATTGGCACTTAAAACAACAGTCACTGTTTTCAACCATGTTCCTCCTTCCTAAAAGGCAGAGGAGACCTTTAAATAGGCCTCCTCTGCACTCGTTTATTTAAGTTAGATTACGCAGCATGGACTGTAGCGATGAACGCCCCGTCAATCGCTTCAAAAGACGGCAGGACAATCTCAGATACAACGGTCATGACGTTGACCGGATGTTCTTCTTTTATGCTGGTTACAGCTACACCAGTATTGACGATTTGGACTTCCGCCTTAGTTGCACCGCTCATCAGGTCACTTTCTTCCGGAGTAGTACCGTAATAGGTGTTACCAAGATTCCCGTCCGGAATTAGTGTAAACACATCATCCGGGAAAAATAGCGTTGCAGCTCCATTAAGATTGAATTTCTTGTTGTATACAGCGACGCGAAGTCCTAACTTCGTTTCTAGATACTGCTGTAGCATGCTGTCGGTCATTATAATATTTTGACCGCCGCGTGGATTCATATCAAGTTTAATTTTCTGGTTATTAAGAAGGTAATTCCAAGTCTTCCTGGTACAGATTGCCCGGGTGGGTCTGGTCCCGTAATCTTCCTCAATCGTATCCTGCCATTCCTGAATGTTAACGATTGGATTGGAATTAGTCAAGTCACTCCACATCGCAGTGCCGGTAAGAGTCTCTTTATGCCCAGCCGGGAATCTGTAGTCATAATCATACGCAACTCTGTTCCCGTCAATGGTAGCGGAGATCGCAATTGACCCGGAACTTAGAAGCTGCATAATCATGCGTTCGGGAACCACCAATGCACCGTCAATTAAGGTGGCGGCATCATCGTAAATACGATTAAGCACCGGCATAATAAATTGACTGTTGGCGGCCGCCGCGGCTTTATTCAGTTCCTGGCGATCAGCCTCTCCAATACGCATCGCTTCACGGAAGAAAGGCATTTCAGTTTCAATCTTGGTAATTCCAATTCTGTCTCTTAAGGTCGCTTTGGTATCAAAAGCTGAAGGTTTCAGCATAACCGGCAACCCTTGAGAACCTTTAAACCACTTAAGGTCCAATCCTAATTGTTTCTTTGTCGGGAATAAGGTTTCTCCGAGATAAGGAATCCTGTTTTCAACCTTCTGGGTCCAGTAGGTTGCAATCTCTTTGGCGTTTACAAGGTCAAAGATATTAGGCATATTCTTCACCTGTCCTTTCTTTTAAATCAATGAATGGTTATTACGGATTTTCTCAGAGTTGACGTTCTATTTGATGAATGCAATCATGGGTAACGCGGCCGCTGCCCCAAAGGCCGGAACTTCAGGAAGCTTGTTAAGGTCCACGAAGCCATGGATTAACATTGCTCCTGGAGCCGGACCGTAGGTAACGTCAACGTCGTTCAAGAGAATGCCTTCCGCATCAGTTGCGGTCCCGTCAGAACCACCAGCCAAGGTAGTCTTGGTGACGTTTTTGGTGATAACCTCATTCAATACACCTTCATCCGCGGAAGCCACTACTAACGCCTTGGCGTCCGCATCGGCGTTAATCGCACTGACAACATTGCCAATGGTAGATGTCACGGTGCCACTATCAACTACAGGCTTTACAACGATATCGGTACCGGTAACAACCACTTCTACCTTATTGCCTGTCGCGGGAGAGCTACTGCTCATGGTGAGAGAAATAGAGTTCCCAGCAGTACCCGGTTCTACTGCGGTAAGAGTTAAATTGATGTTTTCGCTAGCATCATCTTGCGCCACTGCAAAGTCTTTAGTCGCTTTGGCCGGAGGGGTATTCTTATCTACTACCGGCTGGTCCAGGTTTTCCAGTACCGGGGCATCTTTCCCACCAACAATGGTTCCGGCTGGCACGATTTTCTTGCCATCGGCGTTAGCGCTTACCCCTTCATCACTAACCATGACAGCCAAGGCTACATAGTGATCAGGGAACTTGAGAATCTCTTTTTTGTTGAGGTAATCGGTCTGTACGAATTTAGACAAATTATCCACATCCTTTCTAGGGTATTTCTTAGCTTCCAAAGTATGCACTTTGGACCTTGGTCGCCAATTGAGCCGCCTCTTTTTGTTGTTTTCCTAACAATGCACCCGGACCATCCTTGTCTCCGCCACCACTGCCGGCGGCCGGGTTTGTCGCTCCCGGAGTCCAACGCGGTTTTGGTTGAGCAGACTCGTCAAATAGATCCGGCTTGTTCTCTTTCAATTCCTCAATCAGCTTCTCAGGCCCGAACTTCTTGCCGTCCTTTTCGGCCAGGACGTTACCGTTTGCGTCGAGAACAACCAAAGTGCCATCATCTTCAACTTTGATCCGGTCATAGAGCTTGTCTTTCTGGGCCAAAAACTCAAAGTATTCCGGATCTTTGATTCCGCCTTTGATTGCAGCCATCTTCAGCTCATACTCTTTTTTCATGGTTGCTTGGTTGGCTTTGCTCGTGGCTTCAAGCTCTTTAATTTTGTCCTCGAACTCCTTGACTTTGGAGGGGTCAAGTAAACCCTTCATCTTTTCCTGGAGCTCCTTAATCTCGGCTTCGTGGATTTTCTCTTGCCGAGAGAGCCGCTTGGCTACGATTTCATTCAACTGTTCCTGGGTGAACAGGTCCTTTGTGTCTACAGCCTTTGGCCAGTTGGCTTCATAGACTTTCTTAAAATCGTCGGACTCCAGTTTCTTTTTGATGTCGTCTTTCGTGACATCAACCCCCAGGGCTTTAAAGATTTCAAGCAGTTTATCCATGTAATATCTCCTCCGTTTTAGGGCCGTCGCCCGTTATTCCGTTTACAGCCCGTCGGCTTAGATTAATGTTGGCAATGGCTACAAAAACCTGCCCAATCATCGGCAACCCAAACACAAGCTTTCTGACCTTTCCCGCAATGTCCCACTCCTTTCAGTCATCTAAATTGTATAAAACCCAGGGAGACCGGAATTGAGCGTCGTACCTCGCACCGGCCTTACGAGCCGGAAACAATCGCGAAATAAACAAAAATAGAAAACTTGTCTTGCTCTCTATAACGTCACCCGCTCCTTGCTTTCCGGGGAGGTTTCCTCGTTGCGTTTGGTTTCGCCCCTGGGTTGATTAATCTTTCTATTCAAGCTGATACAACTCACCATTTGGAAGTTTCAATTTAAACCCAGCAATCCTTTCTTCCTGCAGTCCTGGCTCATCACTCTCGATTTCCGGTAATACATCCGATACCAACTCCAAATGGTCTACCGGTATCTTAATCTCAATTCCTTCTTGCGGCCCGGTCGTACAAACCTGCGGGTTTAGTTTAACCAATTCGTGTAAATCAACGCCAAACCGCTTTGCCACCCCAGCCACAGAATTGGTGGGCTGGATGGTGTATTGGATATAGTTCATCCCTCGTTGCACCTCCTCATTTTTAACCAGCAGGTATACTGGTTTGATACTTCTCCTCAAGCGCTCTTGCTAACTCTTCGCCCTGGAGCAAAATATCAGTTAAGTAGCAAAGGCAATTAGGGTGCCCTGGTGGCAATTTGTCCGGAGGATATACCCCCGAACCTAATTCATAAAGATCTTGTGTCGCCCATTGATCACAGATGTCTTTTTCTGGATGACTTCGGGACAAGTTCCACTTTATTCCCTTAACTATCGTGCTATTCTTCGCTCCCAGCGCGTGAGCCAATCGGTAGGCGATATTGGTTTCGGTCCGGGCCAACCTGAGCGCGTTATATTTTACCGACCCCCGGCCGCTCACTGATGGTTTAATCTTTGTTGTCCACGCTGGTCCAGGTTTTAATAAATACTGTTCAACCGCCCGGCTAAACTCCACCGCCGACAGTCCTTCATTGACACACTGTTCAATCATATCATGGAGATTTTTTCTTAATACTCGGTCAGTCTCCCAGATTCGATCACTCAGCGTCCATCCATCAGTCCAACGCCTCTTCCAAACCGCTTTCCGGATATGCCCGGCCAACCCAGTCCCAAACTGTGTCCGAAGAAGGAACGGCGCCGCCGGGTTAGTGGCCGCTTTGATTAATATCTCTCTACCCTTCCCTTGATACTCTTCCGCTGCTGCCCGGATAAACGCCTTGGTTGCCATGTCTTGGCTATCAATCGCGAACTCGACGCTTTGCACAATGTTTTTATCTATCCAGGTAGCATTGGTTTTAGTAAACCAGTCGGCGATAGCATCAATCTCCCGGTTAATGTCGGCCATATACTTTTTGTCGAAGGTACCGTCAGGCTTGCTATATTGAAACACCAATCGCTGAATCTTGCCATCAAACTCATCGGCGATCTTGGAAAATTCCCTTTCCAATTGCTTCTGGAGTTTCAGGAACTTGGCCCGGTAGGCGGATTGAATTTGGTTATATATGTCTTGGCTTTTGTCAATGGACATTATTGATTACCACCCTGGGCTCCTTGTCCTTGACCACCGCCGCCGCCTCGCCCAGTAGGACTTTCGCCGCCGCCCAACAGCCTTTCTATTTCATCTTCTACCCGGCCACCATACACATCTTGCTCCAAGTCACGCTCCGCCCGAATCTTTTCCAACTCACTTTCGGGATCTTCGATGCCTTCCTCTTCCATGGCCGTCCCGCGACTGAGGGTCTTGTTGGCGATCCGCTGGGTCCGAATGGTCTGCTCTTCCAGGCGGTCTACCGGCATCGACGTAACAAAATCAATCTCGGTATCATACCCAGTGAAATCTTCCCCCGTCAAAAGCTTATGGTAGGCAAAGATGATCCGGTTGACTTGCTGGAGGCCGTTGGCGGCCAATACTTCTTTTTCGTCACACTTGTCATGCAACGGCTGGTAGTGAATCCTCAGGGCCAGCGAGGATACAGCCCCAGTCCCGTCTGCTTTACCCAAGGCAATTTGTGGCACCCGGGAATGAAATGATATTTCTTCACGCAAGGTCTTGATGATTTCAATGAGCCCTTGTGGATTAACTGGCTCGACTACATAAACATTCGCTTCAGGGTCAGGCAAGTTTGTCCTAACTCCCGGTCCTACTTCTTGCTTTCTATTTGCTTCTTCTGTAGCTTTGTCTCCCTGTGCATAACCATCATTTTGCCCAGTGGTAAACACTCGCTGAAAACTTTGATAGTCTGCATTAACGGTCATGTCCGTCAAGGCCTTGCAAATGGCGTCCACCAGGGTCATGATGGGTTCAATGTCGCTTTCGCCCCAGAGTTTGTCGTCCTCCGTGTTCTTTATATGCACTATAGGGATCATGCCGATCTCGTTAGGATGCCGGTCAATCTCCTGCCAGGTCTCTTCGCCCATTCCCTGCTTGTACTCGACGATCACGTCTTCCCAAAAAACCTGAGCATATTTATACGGCCGACCGTTCTCGTCAATCCGATTGACAATAATCGCCACATACTCCAATGTTTGGATATCATCATCCTTGTATTTTGGATAAACAATGTTAGGCGTTAAAACTCTCAGTTTAATTGGGTTGTCTTTATCTTCGTAATCAAGGAAAACTTTGACGAACACATCACCTTTTTTCCCTTGGATCCGAATAAGCTTAATCATGTTTTGCTTTAAGAACTGGTTTGCCCGGTAAACGTTATAAAGGAATCTTTCGATGTTCTTTGCTTCTTTTAGGCGCTCTGCCTTTCTGGCCGCCCTTTCCTCTTCATCTTCAATATCTTCAATTTCATATAAGTCCGGATTGACTTTGATGGTAAGCGGCTTTCCACAAAGATACCCCACAGCTTTGTTAACGATGGTTTTGGGATAACTGGCAATTACTGCAAAGTCGCTACCCAGGGCTTCCTGTACTTTTGGCGTAAGGTGAACATCAAAATCCCCTTGGTAATAATCTTCGTACTTTTCGTACCGTTTAATTCTTTCCTCGTTGTCTTGATGATAAATCCATTGTGCGAATGAACGGGCCACTAAATCTAATCCAGTTTCCGGCATTGATAATTCTCTCCCTTGCGCTAAATAAATGAATGGTAGGTGACGTTGCCGCCTCTGCTCAATGTGTCATGGAAATACCGCTCCATGTCTTTCCCATGGTCATTTTGTTTGAGCGGCGCATCATTTCCATGCTCCTGGGCTTTGGGGTCCCATACATACTCCGAATACTCTGTAATAACTTCTTTGTTTTCCGGCACGTCGAAAATAAAATATCGACCTTCAGCCAGCATGTTCCCCTGTGCTCTGATTCCTCGGAGTACAGTCCCCGGATCTCGCTTGTAAACGTGGAGCGGCCCAACCCTCTTTCGCCGGCACTCCGCAATGAAGCTTAGCGCATCATCCGGGATAATAATAAATCGTGGCCGAATCCGATCGCCAATAAACCTTTTCAGGTCATCGACATATTCACCATCGCTTTTCTGCCGACCTTGTTTTTTGGCATCCCAGTAATACGACCGCACCAAGTACCGTTTTCCATTGTAGACACAAAAAAGACCAAGGACAAAAACCGTCCCAGTCCCGTAGTCGTTGGACACGTACCAGTGTTTTGCGTTGTTTATAATCTCGCTTTGCTGGTCTGGGTCTTTAATAAGGTGCTTGTCTTCATCAAACATATCATAGATAGCACCCTTGGCCATAACCCAAAGGCCGTCAATCATTCGCTTCCGCCATAAACCGGTGAACAACCGTTTATAACGTTCCTTGATTTTTGGCGAAAGCGTAAGGTTGTCATCAAGCGTAAAATGTAGCCGCAAAATATTCTTCTCGGCGGCCTGGTCAATATATTCCGTTTTAATGTAATGCCGCGGCCCCTCCGGGTTACAGTTCCACCAAAGTTTTGAACCTTCGACGCTACACCGGGCAATCATCTGTTCGGCAAAGGACTCCGGGAACAATGCTACCTCATCACCCAGGCCACCGGCAGCTGTCAACCCCTGGAGAACATCCTGAGAAGCCTCATTGTTTGCCCCAAAGCAAAAATACGTATTGGTCCCAATTTCAATATAATTTTCTGACCGATTGTAATTGTATTTAAGCCCCTTGGCGTTCAGTATTTGAAACATTGGCCGCAGGACGTTTCGCTTTAAGGCGCCCATACTCTTCCCGGCCAGGATGAAGTTTTGGTGTTCAAATGTATACTGACTCCACATGATAAAGCCATCAATATTCGCTATAGTCTTTCCCGACCGGACCGATCCGTCGGTGATAATGATATCCCGATCATGTACCGGACTTTCCGGAAGCCACCAGGTAAGAACTTTCTTTTGTTTCAATGAAAAAGGCTGAAACTTGAAAGCAGAGGTGTTGTGTTTCATCAGTGATCACCTTTTTCGTCCTGCCAGGCTTCCTTGGCCGCACCACGAAGAGCATCAATATATGCACTGACATCCGATTTCTCCGGGCCCTGGGATTGTTCGAATTTATGTTTGAGGTCAAGCAGTCTTTCTTTTCGGGCCTGGACTTTGGTTAGCGCTTCTTCGATTGCCTGAATCTGGCCAAGGGTGGCGGCGCGCTTTTTGGTATAAAGGTTAGTTCGTTTGCCTTTCTCCATGCCGTCCGCGTCTATTTGCTCGACAATCGTGAAATCAGCTTGTTTTAGTTTTTCTATACGCTGAAGCATCCGGCGCTCGCGGATATCCAGGAGCCGGACTTCTTGGTCAAGTTGAGCCACTTTGTCGGTGACTACTTCATAGTAAAACTGTTGTTCTTCTTCTGGAAGGACGTCCAACCAAATGGCTTCATAGACACCAGTTTTTAGTCCCTTCTTGTTTCCATATGGGCCGCCTTTCCCGCGGCCACCGGTTGATAGTCCTCCGTGCAAATAACAACGCCCCGTTCCAAAGTGGGGCGTTTTGAATCCTGCTGGGTTCTTGCACATCGTTCCTTGCCGGGTTTTGGCTCCGCAAATGCTTGGTGTATGGGGTTTTGGGGCCTCAACCTTCTTCTTTCTTTTATCCATATACATCACCCTGAATTATTGCATAATGAATATAAAGCCTTTGTTTATCAGGGTTTGAAGATGATTGCGCTACTAATGTGTTATTAGTCATCAAATTCTTCATCTTCATCATCTTCCAGGTCATCAACAATTACAACTGGAACAGCACCTTCAACATTAACTTTATCAGTGTTTCAATCCACACCCCGTATGGGGTGATCATGACTTCTTTAGCGTCAGCAATCTTTTCATTATGAATTTTTTCAAGCTGCTCATCAATATATGTTTTTATGTCAACATTAGTCAACAGTCTTTGTCCTGACTTCTTGCTGTTTTTACTGTAACCTGCCCTGATTGCTGCCTGTGTTGCGTTCAGGTCAATTAGATATTCGGCAACAAAGGCTTTTTGTTTGCTGTCAACTTCGCCGTCCGGCAACACCCCCTTTTGTCACATTAGTTTAGCAAGCTGAATTGTAGCTTTATCTAACAATCTATAAATATGTTGGCATGAACAATTCATCATTCGTGCAATGTCTGAAACTTTTCTATTCTCTATATAAAACAGAATACAAACTTTTTGCATCTGCTCTGAATCAAGCTGACTGATGAATTCCGTTCCTTCTCTAATAAGTCTTGAAAGTTCATTTTCAAATTCGATAATGCAGATTATTCCGTCAAGCATTCGATCAGGGTTAGGGGAGCTCTGAACTCGGTCATAACTTAATTCAACATTCGTTGTTGTTAGCGTATCTCTGATGGTTTCAATCTGTTCCCGGCAATGCTGAATATCACATCTGATATTTTCAAGCTTTTCTTCAGCTATATTCGAATAGTGCATTTTTCATCAGCCCCTTTCCTCGATAAATCATAAGGTTCAACCTTCAAGGTTTGAACCCGAAACAAAGGGCTGAACCGCCTGAAATCCTTGTAAATACAGGCATTATCCTTTTTACCCGTTGAGAATCCATCGTTTCAGCCATTTTGTTTTACCTCTATACTACTTTTGCTTTTGTTTTTATTTTTGCGGTTTCCCACTACGCCCGGCCATCAGACCAGGCGTTTCGGTCCGGGACCACCAGGACCTCGTCAGGTGGGGTTAGCGGGCGATTTTGATGATGCCGTATAGGTTGTTCTTGTAGATGTCAACGGTTTCGCCGGCGTTCTCGATTGTCTTCCAGAAAGTGAATGTTGCTGTTTTGTTCATGTCATATTCGTGTGTAACCTTACCGTTTTCTGTGCACTTAGCGTGAGTCATGTGAACTCTGATAGACTTCTTGTTGACCTTAACGACTGTGCCTGTGATGAATTCCTCATAGATGAATATGGCGCTCAGTTGTCCCCTGTAAATTTGTACCGTTTCGTTAATTTTCATTTTTCATTCCTCCTATTCGTGTTTGGCGGTTTGTTCCGCCTCTGTATTTATAATATCACACCGCTCTCAGAATGTAAATAGTTTTTTGAAGTTTTTATGAAAGTTTTTCAATTATTTTTGCTTTTGCATTTTCAATACATTCTTCAACATTGTATCCTAGGCTTTCGTAGAACCTTGGGTTGACCATACATTCATAACCTCTAACCAACATCTTATGGTCCGGGTCTTCCTTCCAAGCCTTTGTTAGTTTGAGTGCATTTTTGTAGTCACCCTTACTAACATACATTTTAACCTGCTCACGGTTTGTCATAGGCTTTCCATTAACTATCTTCATGTCATCAACCTCTATTCGTTAATCAAGATAACCGGCCTTGCGCATTCCTGCGATCCACTCGGTAATGGGAGCTCCCTCCCCCAAAATTATAGTATCACATATCACTGAGAATGTAAATAGCAAATGTGCATTTCTCAAAATTTTTTTTAAAGCTGCTTTGCTATTTGATTATTAATTTATTTCTTTTAAATTCTGCAACTATTAAACCTTCAACATCTTTGTTGTATTGCCTTACCAATATTGTTTTTCCTTTTAATTCTGTTGCAAATTCCTTTTCGTCAGCTTTCAATATTTTACTAACCTCTTTAATTATTTCTTTGTTTGTCATTTTCATTCCTCCTATTCATGTTTGGCAGTAATCACCGCCTCTGTGATTATAATATCACATATCTATAGAAATGTAAATAGGGAAATGTGAATTTTTCTACTTTTTCTTTTCGTTTCCGTTCTCATCGAACAACTCATCTATCAAATCCTTTAATCTTAATAGGCCTTTGCTGTCCATTATGAACGCACCTTTGAAGAAGATACTCACTTTATTCTGATCATCTCCAACAACCTCAGCCGCCTGTGCCAAGGAATACATTCCATCTCCCCTGCGACTAATGACAGCCTCTCTGGTTTTTGTAATCCTGGCCCTACCAATTTCAACAAATGCGCCCATAGCGTTTCCTCCTTTCGTTTTAGTTATCTTTATGTTTTTTGAAGATTTCTATACATTCCTCATAGAACATGGCTTTCGTTGTTTTAATCATATCCATATCAACAGGATTATCTCGACTGCTATTCTTCTTCAATTCTTTCAATTGCTTGTTGGTCTTCGCAGCCAACTTCCTAATTTCCTTGTATGCTTCTGCTTGAGCTTCAGACATTAGACATCACCATCCTCTTCACACTTGATGGCGAAAATCACTGTCTTATCAAGGAACGAATTGAATGTAGGAATCGCCATGGACTCTCCTTTGAAAATAAATTCAGCGCCGTCTTCGCCTTTGAACTTGATTTCCTTAAGCTTTACCTCACCAATCTTCTGGAATTTGTCATTTTCGTTTTCTTTCGCGGCAAGCGTTACTTCTTTCTCCTGCACGCCTATGAGAGAAACATATGTAGCAATTTCAGAATATGGTGCTTTGAACCGGATCGTTGCCATGCCGGAACTTGCGATGCTGAACCCCTTAAAGGTTCCTTCTAGCTTGATTACCTTCGCCATTTCGATTTCTCCTTTTCATTTATTTTTCGTTGTTTACGTCTTTGTAAAGATGGGATTACGAATTCCTCTTCCTCTTCCTTTTGTTGCTCTTCATCAATATCATCTTTAGCGTCCTGAATAATCTCCTCGATAGACTTCTCAGATGCCTTTACAAGCTTCTTCTTCTTTTGCCTTGGTATTTCTACCAACTCAATTTGTTTCCTCTCGAATAAGTCATTGTTGAGGTATTGAGCAATATTACCTAACTCTTCAGGAACCGTAGCCAAAAGCATTGGCCCATTCATAAATTGGATTGCGAAAACAGGAATCTTATTATAAAGTTCCGCATGATAAAGCAGTTTCTCGACGTCTAACCGCTTGACGCTTATTGAGGCGGCTTCGGTTGACTTCAATTGGCAAATGATATAGTCATTTTCACCATCTTCTTTTAGCAACTCACCTGAACCACTTCCTGGCACTGGCCTTAGACCAAGCTTGCGCATTACTTTCTTTTCATTCTTTGTCCAATATCTGTTTAGCCTCCTCTTTGCCATATTTCATTCCCCTCCCCAGCTCACTAAACTCAATCTCACCATTGCAAATTTTATCAAGGCAAGTTTTGTAAAGCAATGTTTCTGGGGGAGCGGAAGAATAACTCTTTAAACCGCACTTCTTGCATTCATATTCATACATACTAATCATTCTCCTATTCTTCTAGTTTCAATAAATCCCAAGTTCTTTTTTCACCATTTTTTCTCATTGAATACCAGTAGAATAGAGAAATGCACGCTCCGTCACTCGCATCATCATCATCATACACTTCAAATCCTAATGATTTTACGAACTCCAATCCCGGCAACTTTTTGTCTCCGCCTTTTGGTTTGCTTGTGCCAATGACTGCTGATTTCCAGGCTCTTGTGTCAACAGAGTAAACAGGTATTCCGTTTTCGTATGCAACGTCTATTATAGTTGTTAGCAGCGATATTCCTGTTTTTATCATATTTAGAGCAATGAACGGTTTGTCGTTTGTGCTAAATTGCCTCGTTCGTTCAATGACTATCATTTCAGGTCGATACTTCTTTATATAGTTTTCAACCTTCATTTTAAGGCGGGCTCGCTTTTCAGGCTTCTTCTTCAATCCTTTGAATTTGATTGATTTAACGATCTTTAGTTTACCATCCTCCGCTATTGCCAGGCCAGTTCTTGTGTACGAAGCATCAATGCCCATTATTACCATTCATATCGTCTCCATCCATTGCAAACCATTCGGCAATTTTCCTGATACCTTTTTCAAACACCTTGCACTTGATATATTCTCCCTTGCCATTCTTCTTTTCCTGAACATATACGCCGAACATGCCATTCTTAATGTATTGTTGGTATGGAATGTTATATGAATTAAGAACTCCTCTGTTCCTAAGTTTGCGGAACAATGTGTTCTGGCCAAAGTTGATAATTCCTTTTGATTGCAATGCCCTTGCGACATCACCAACATCAAGGCCTTCAGCGGGCACGTAGATGTCAAGTTCATCAACCTTTGTAACTTTATTCTTTTCCTTCTTTGCCTCCTGCTGCATCATCGGAAGATCGTAGAAGGTAAGTTGACGTTCCCCATCCAAGAGGTCCTTGATAATCTCAATTCCTTCCGTTGTCCAAAGGTATATCATTTTGCTTGTTCCTTTGATTTCCTCACCGGTAAGCTTGGAGAACAAAACACGATCAACATAGAAGTAATCGCGCCCGTCTTTGAACCTTTCGCGGTTCTCATAGAACAACTGGAGAATCAGGTCAAACTCAATGTTGAGAAGCGAGCGAACCTGCTTAGAGTTGTACACCTTTTTGCCTTTATACATTGCATGCTTTAACATTACTTTTCCTCCTCGTTTTATTCTTAATATTTTGCCATTATAATTTTGTACTCAAAATCAAAATATACTTTATTACCAGACAGTCTCGTTAGTGTCCACGTAGTAGTAGTCACTGTCCATGTAGCACTGCATCAACAGATCATCGCCGGTAATGCCGTGGATGTTCTCAACCTCCTCGTACTTGACCTCAATCCCTAGCATCTCGGCGGCGGCCTTGCGATGATGACCGTCAATCAG